TTTTCTCAAAAGAAATCTATTCGCTCGACCTTCGCAATATGGGCATCACCTTCATGGACAACGTGAAGGGAAAGCAAAAGATTTATACTGGCGAGGTAGGCGATTTATGGCAAGAGTACACTTGCCCCTTCACTCCAGAAGGTGAAGTGGTTCTGAGCGAGGCAACCATCGAACCAGTGGCAATCAAAATCAACCTTGAAGAGTGCTACGACGTATTCTGGCCAACTTACCTTGTTGAGCAAACTGAGATTACACTCAACGGTGGCATTCCCCAGACATTCTTCGACTGGTTCTTCAACCAGAGACTCCAACCCCAGATGGAGAAGGAGTACCAAGAGATTTTTTGGCGTGGTAATACTGACTACAGTGGTGCAACCAAGCAGTATCTCGCAGTAACTGACGGTGTTGAGGCTATCCTCGAGGGTAACTCAGCAACCACCAAGATTGACGGCGCAAGCGCATTCACCGTGGATAACATTGAGGCCCAGGTTGAGGCAGTTGCAAGCAAGATTCTTGAGGTTGGCGGCGACATGGAAGTTGACACCGACAACTACAAAATCTTCATGAACAAGCACGACATCCGTCTGCTCATCGTGGCATTGGGTAAGGACTGCACTTGCAATACTGTTAACAATGTATTCAAGAACTACACTCTCGAGGGTGACAAGTTGTTTGTTTACGGTTTCGAGGTTGTACCTACCGAGCAGTCGAGAAACACCATCATCGCCGCTCCAGCAAACAATCTGGTTCTTGGTTATGATACATTCGACTCTCACCTTGAGTATCGCATCATCGATATGAGAGAGAGCACTGGTGACAACGCTTTCCGCGTAATCGCATTGAGCAACATCGCAGTAGGTGTTGTTTATCCAGAAATTGCTGTTTACAGCAGAGCAGAATAATCTAAATAACTGAATAAAAAAGAATTTATAATATGGCTAATTGTCTTTTAAACGATGACCTTTTGAAAAGCACCCTTTGCGGTTATTCATTGGGCGAAATTGCAAGAATCTATCTTGCCAACTATGAGGATGTCAGTGCAACAACTTTGGATACATCTGGCGGCACCGCGGTTGATACTATTACTATGGTATCTGGCAAACGCTTCTACAAGATTGACCCAGCCAAGAACAGTGCGACCTGGACTGATGAGTTGGTTGTTGCTGATAGTGGCGCAAAGTACAGAACTCATACTTTGAACTTCAACGTAATCGGTAGTTATACACCAGAATGGGCGGATATTATTGACGCTCTTGCACTCGGCAAGTACGTGGCAGTTATTAAGCGTAGTGACGGCGTTTATGTAATGCTCGGTCGCACCGCTGGTCTTGAGGCAACTGTTGCTACCGTAGGCGGTTCTTCTGATGACAGCGTGGTAAATGGCCTTCAGGTGACCCTTACAGCCAACGCAGCAGAAATCGCTCTGCCTCTGAACCAGACTGCTGTTGATACCGTAACTGGTGGACGCGAGAACGGCTGACTGCCTGATGACCCGGGAGGTGGTGCAACTGGAACAACTGGTAACACCGACCCGCTTGACCCATCAGAACCTTACAACCCTTAAAGGTTTCATTAAAGAAAACCTCGGACTTATTGTTCGAGGTTTTTATTTGTATCGCCAGTTAATGCAAATAAGTATGTTTATTATGTTATAATTTTTTTATAAAATGGTTTCTAATTATACACCGCCGTGCAAATTTAGTAACACGGCACTCAAAAATAAACTGTACATCTTTACCAGAGGAAATATCCAGACTGTTATCGATGGGGGTCTCGCACCTTATGCATCGGCAACGACGGTGCCTCAAGTTTACGAGGTCGCAAGCATATCGGTGACCGAGGAGACTTCTCTTGATGAGCGATACCAGTTTTCAAAGAAACTGAACGTTGTCTTTGAAGGCTATTTTCCAGTTTTGACAGAGGGGGGCATTTTCGTCGTCGAGAACGGAGAGGGTTTTTGGGTAATCAATCCAGATTTTGACGGAACGTGCCAATACCTCTATACATTCAGAGACAAGGTAGAGAAAACGGAGTATAATTTCAACTTCAAGGGCAACTATCCTATAATACCTTGCACTTTTCACCAAATATCTGTACGTACGTTATGCAAGCAATATGCGGTACCAACGCCAGGTCAGTTACTTTTAGGGTTGCGTACTGAGTGCGGTATTGGTACAAATGGTCGCCCAATCATAACTCAGTCATTAAAGAAGGTGGAGTACAACGACGAGTCGCTCTCATTCACCGAGAGATACTCTGGTGGCACCTACGAAACAAACACGACATTCACCCTCAACCTCGACAATTACAAGGCGACGTGGCATTACAACCTCCTCGAGTTCGCAAAGAACAAATATGCAATATCAATTGAGAGACCAGGACACGGCAACATTCTCGCTGGATGGCAGAATGAAGGTAACGTCCCTCAGTACAGCATCGACAGCAGGGATGACAGTACCTCGATTGACATTACTCTAACGTCTAAAGGGCATCGGCCAATAATTGCCGATATAACGAGAATTAGAGAGGTAAGCGATAGGAGTTGGATTTTTGTCGAGGGGGCAAACGGGCATTCGGCGATGGTATGTACTGCTCCGGGCACTGCAATGTACACGCTAAAAGCGGAAGTCGACGCATTTGGGAATCTTACCGGCAAATACATGCAGAAGACTGGTTATGATTACTCTGATTGGGGGATAAGGTTAGTTGATGAAACATTCGATGACTATGCGACTCGCCCAGACAGCACTTGCACCGACTACTGCGGATGGGAAAGGTACAATATACCGGCGACGCTTACATTCTCGTACCCTTACCAGACATATCACTTCCAGTTGGAGGGCAACTGCGACTGGAGAACTGTCAACAAGCCGACTTGGCTGGATGTATATCCTACCTCTGGCGAGGCGGGCGAAACGGTTAATATGACAGTATCCGCATCTGGTATGACTCCGGGAAAGGGAAGAATGACAATTCTTCTTAATAATGTAGTCCCTTATGTAACGACGATGACCTACGACCCTTCAGCGATTGTTAATGACCCAAACAGAACTGTAAACGCTGAATCCCAGACTATAGAGTTCACGCTTAACATTACCCTTGACAGTGTTGAGATATATGCAATGAGCGACGGTTTGACCATTGAATGGGTCCAGCCCAACAAGGTGCTTATGACCATCCCCAGAAACGAGAATACCTCCTCACGCATTCATCGGCTTTCCCTTCTAAACAACCTCAATGGTATGATTGCCCAGATAGAGGTTACCCAGACTGGTATGATTGTAAAGAACGTGGAGGACGGTTACATATGCGATGACGGCGACAAGTACACTTTATACAGAATTTACAGGTCATACAACGACGGTACCACGTGGTTGCCGTCTGACCAGACATCGATTGGCTCGCTCATTGAGGCTGACTCTCCAGACTGCCTCGGAAGACTTGTAAAATGGGAGTTCAACGGTCTTTATATCTGCTCTGAAGGTTACAAGTATGACGCTGTTCTGGAGTATGTATCACTTGATGGCGGAACAACTTGGACCGCTACTGGAAATATACGGTTAGGTGACTTGTACGCCGACCAGAGCGTGACGTGCACTCCTCAGAATGAAGAGTGGAGGCAGACAGAAAATAAGGTATGTCAAGCAGATTTATAATATGACTGTAGTTGAATATAACAAATATCAGAGATTAAAGAAACAAGTATCTTACGATTCTGGTACAACTTGGAATGACGTGGTCCCTTATGAGTACCAGAGGGGCAGTCTCATCGAACGCAACTCGAGGGATTGCGGCTACAGCGTCGAGTACCAATGGTTGAGAGCGTCATCAGATTCCTTCATTCTGGTGAAGAAGGTCGGGGAAACAACGCTTCCGACCGACACTTGCAAGGTCAACGGCGTGCGACAGAAGGTGTCAATGACCGACAACCAGGACATTATCGATATGGCATCGGCATTGACTGATAATTACGAGGAGTACGTCGGTTCTCTTGTTAATCACGGAGGGGGGGCTGGCAATACCAGTTCATCGGAATCAAACTCGTCGACGAGTGGCTACACTTCGTACTGGGTAAACCAGAAATGGATTACATACGACGGAACAAACTGGCTTCCAGCGTATCCCCCAGTGTACTCCGCATCATCTGTCGTCGCTTACGACCCAGACCCGGATTGCGGTTATGAAGGGGAAATAACTCCGATATACCGATGGGTGGAAGACGGTTATATATGCGTCACCGAGACTGTCGAGGTACCGAGAATCTACAGATGGCAGAACAACGGCGATACCACTTGCATCAACGGAGACTTGTACCAGATACTGCAAAGGCAGTACTCGGATGACAGTGGAGCGACTTGGAGCAATGTATACCCAGCCCAGTACCAGACTGGTTCGCTCATTGAGGAGGACAGTACTGAGTGCGAGGCGAGGATATACGTCGATTATAACCTCCAGCAAGGGCAGAACACCTTGTTGCGTAACGGCAATGGCCAGGTTACGGCGGCGTGGGTTGACTACCGTCCAGTTGACGCTGGCAACATCATCACTTACAATGCACCGAGTGCCGGTACATACTACAGTGCATATGCAACTGTAAGCAAAACCGCTCCTTCATATGCGTTGTCTGGTTTGAGCAATGTCACGGACATCTTTATCGGCGAGACTTATATGAGCGTGGGATACTACTTCGCCTCCGACTGCCCCAACCTTGGATTAATAAACCTCGGAAGGGTGCAGGATATCTTTATAGGGGCGTTCCAGAACTGCACCTCGCTAACAGAGGTGACATTTCCGGCAACCATACAGACCATCGACGACGAGGCGTTTATGGGATGTACATCGCTGACCGTCATCACGCTTGAGGGCGACTATCCCCCTTCACTTGGGAACAGGACTTTCCATAACGCCCCCCTCCAGCATATATATGTAACAGAAGAGTGTTATTTGAATATAAGGTTTGCTCCTGGATGGAGTCACTACGCCAGTATTATTTCCATTCAGCATTAAATGTTAAATATGTTTATATAGATATGATTACTTTGGAAAATAACTCAAACAGCCTGGTGATAAACGTGGACACCGAGATGTCGTATATCGTGCCCAAGGGCAAGGCGATAGCGGTCCAGAGCGATGATGCTGACACTGTCGACATCAAACTGGTAGCGTCGAGAAAGACACTTATATCACTCAAGGCATCGAATGTTGAGGGATACACCTCAGCATCAGCAAGTGATTTGGCGAACGCGCTAAAATCAATGCTCTAACCGTGCGATAGTTTCAATCGGATAATAAAATAACATAATTATATGATTCAAATTGTAAAAAACGGCAATGTCGCCGCAATTCTGTTCACGGACAGTGACTTCTATCTGTTCAACTCCGGACAGATTATCGTGCCACTCAACTCTTTGTCTATGGTTGTAGACAAGAGCGATATGGCAACCTTCAGAAAGGCTTCAAACAATGACCTTCTGTTCTCTGCCAAAATCAGTAAAATCACTATGGGCGGAACCCAGTTGACAAAGGCTAACGCAAAGACCCTTTTCGACTCGATTCTCGCTGGACCTACCGGTGGTGGAGGATTCAGATTTGTTTCTGTAGAGACTCTCCCAACTACTGGTGAGAATGGCGTCATCTACCTTGTACCAGAGGGGGACGACTCGTGCGAGGAATACGTATGGCTGGCAGATGAACAGCGATACGAGAAACTCGGATTCGAGACCGACCTTACTGGTTACGTGAACTCGGGCAATTTCGAGACCTATCTTGAGGAATCTCAGGGATTCGGCGTACTGGATACCGAGGTTTATATGCTTTCTGGTGATGTAAGCACCTTGAGCGGACAAGTAACGGCAAACACCGCATCCATCGCAACAAAGCAGAATGCGAGGACGCAAGGTACAATTACAAAGACTCAAGATAACTATACACTGGACCTCAGTTTCGAGATTCTGCTGTCGGCATATACCTCTGGTGCTGATGTAATTCTGCAACAAGGCAACAACGACAGAGTGTTCCAACTTGTAAAGGTAGCACGTGATGAGATGACATTCACCTATACAAATGCCGAGGATGGCTATATCGAGGGTTTCACCGTGACGAGTGCGGATACACTCCAGCATTTCGTATACGACATTTCTACCAAACTCCTAGATAAGCAAGATACACTTACCGCTGGAGAGGGCATCAGACTCCAGAACAATGTAATCAGCGTAACTGGGGGAACACCTTCATCTGGATATGTAACCACTGAAGTGTTTGAGGACAGTGAACTGGTAACAGCCGCCGCATTGAATGACCTCAATACCAGAGTGGAAACCCTTGAGGAAGGCGGAGGCGGGGGCAGTGGTCTAAGTGCCAACATCGTGGAATGCACCCAGGCTGAGTATTCCGCAATGACAGGGCACGCCGCTGACACCATCTACGTCATTAGTGACGCTGAACTTGCATATTACACCGCATCTGAGGTAGATGATGAACTGACTCCAATCAATGACTCGATATCCGGACTTTCAAGTGATGTCGATGCTATCGAGGCAACCATAGGTGATATCAATGATGCGCTTGACGCAATTAACGGGGATAACAATTCATAAGTATGATAGAGTGGAATGACATAAAATGGTTGAGGATGTACTACGGAGACGACCTCATCAACAAGATGTACATCGGGGACACTCAAGTGTATCCGAAATACGGAAACACCCCATCTGGAAGTCTTCCTACACCCTTCAACCTCAATCTCAACGCCAAGGAGTTTGACAGCGTGAACAACGCATTCCCCAATGCAGAAACTGCTGATATACCAGTGGGTATAACACTCACTGGAACGCCTACAGTGCACGATGACTACATAACAGTGACAAATAATTGCTGGGGGAGACTTGACTATGCTGACCAGAGCAATTTCAATCTCTCAGGCAATGACGAGATGACCGTCATTTTCAAGGTTACACCCACGAACCAGAGCGAATACGGCAACGTCCTTGCCAACAGGGGAAACAATTACAACTGGATGGCGAGGGTCGACCAGAGCAATCTGGCATACCTTCACGGCGGTTCGTCCTATCAGGACATCAGTGTAACTGTCTCGGCGACTCCCAATATCGTGGTGATGAGGGTGAGCGGAGGAACTTTGACCGTGCAGTCCATAACCGACAACACCAGCAGCACTGGCACGTGGGGTCCAGGTGGCACCAATAACTATGGGGTATCACTCTTCTCTGGATACTATGACTATTATGGTGAGAAGTTCATCGGCGACTTCTACTGGCTCTACCAGGCGAAGAGGTGTCTTACCGACAATGAGGTGCAAGAAGTCATAAATTACAATGAAAACCTATAAAACATCATGTCAAACAGAACAATAGAACAGAATCTAACGCTTTTGAGTTCAACAAAGAGGGACATCAGAAACGCAATCAACATAAAGGGGGGCAGCGTATCGAGTGCCACCCCGTTCGCCGATTACGCCACGGCGATAAACAACCTTCCATCCGGGGGAGGCGGCGAGGACCTCGACTGGTCATTGATAGGGTATTCGGCAAGACCTTCATCAATCGATGACGCTTATGCGTATTCAAGACAGATATACGTGGACTGGGATAATACTGAGACCGATATGTCTGAGAGATACTATCAGAATAAGCAAATTAAGTATTTTCCGCTCGTCGACACGAGCAATGTCACGAATATGCGAAGTATGTTTATGGATTCGGCTCTGGAATACATTCCCCTTCTTGATACCAGCAATGTCACGGATATGAGCAATATGCTCTATGGCACCAAACTGACCACTATTCCTCAGTTCAACACTTCTGCTTGTACGAATATGAGGTATACATTTGTTGACACCAATATTACTTCCATACCCCTGCTCGATACAAGAAATGTCGAGACTTTTCAAGGAACATTCGAGAGGACAAAAATCACGACAATTCCTCAACTCAACACGTCAGCCGCAACCAATATGAGTGAGATGTTCTGGGATTGTACAAATTTGACAAGTATTCCCCTTCTCGACACCAGCAATGCCGAGAATATGAATTATATGTTTGTTAATTGCACCAGTCTCACTGATATCCCCCAACTCAACACCAGTGCTTGCACCAGTATGTATATGATGTTCAATGGTTGCACCGGTCTTACGGGCTTCAGTGCACTTTCTGGTTACGACTTTACCAATGTCGAGAATTGCGCTGATATGTTCTCGGATTGTCATAATATACCATTGACCACGCTCCCAGTCATCAACACCGTGAACTGCACGGACTTTGGGTCTATGCTCCGATTCAACTCATCAGCACTGACTCGTGTCGAAGGCATCTACCTCAACTCGTGGCATGGGGGGCAGATATTCGGCGACTGGAATGGTGACCCAGATAGTCAACAAAATCACCCGAACCTCACCTATGTAATGCTCTATAATCTTGGAATGAGCGAGTATGCCAGTGGCTTCGACCTTGCTTGCTTGATGGACTGGGGAGATGGTGGCACTGCAAATCACCAGTCACTCATTGACAGTTTATACACCAATGCATTTGACAGGGCAACCGCTGGATACGAGACAAAACGCATATACTTGCACCCATACACTTACGCACGACTATCCCAGCAAGAGATTGACAACATCGAGAGCAAGGGCTACGAGGTAGTCGACATCAACAACCAATAATAAGACAAAATACATTATATATAATGAAATACTTAAACAAATTTGACACCAAAAGTGATTACCAGCAATCAGCGTCGACGCTGGAGATTCCCAACGTTGCGTATATCACGGCAACCACTGAGGTGATATACAATGCGACCCAACCAAAGGCGTACGTCGTCTTCGCTGACCAGGCGGTCGGACGAAAGTGCGTATTGTTGTATTCCTCGGACGGCGTAGGTTGTACCGAAGAAGACCTTGCAGCGGTAACGTACCTCAATCCGAATGACTGGAAAGGCACTCAGAGCAATCCTAACCCATACACCTCATTCGACGAACTACGATACTTCACTGGGATAACAACTATAGACCGTGAATGCTTCGGAGACTGTCCATCGCTTACCTCGGTTACAATACCAGAGTCAGTGACTGAGATTGCGGTATTCGCATTCTATGACAGTCCTCTGGAAAGTATAACCTTCATGTCGGCAACAGCACCAACCTTCGGTCGTGATGTTTTCCACGACCAAGCCGCAAGTGGCAACATTACAGTACCAGCGAATGGTGAAGGCAATTATTACGACCTTGCCGTGAGTCTTGGTAATGGCTGGACTATTAATGGTCACGCACCAGTGAGATATGTCGCATTTGAAGACCCATTGGTTGCCAGCAAGTGCGCCACCCTCTATGGTGACGGAACTGGTTGCACTGAGGCAGACCTTGCAGCGGTGAATATGATAAATGCAAGCGATTGGAGCGGTACACCAATTACCTCATTCAATGAATTGCGGTACTTTACTGGAGTGCTTATTATCTCAGACTATGCCTTCTCTGGTTGCACTGATTTAACCGGGGTAACCTTCTCGGATACTTACTTATATGGCATCGGTTTTCATACCTTTGAGGGTTGTACTGCCTTAACCTCGGTTAACTTCGGTACCCACGTGGCAGTTATCTATGGGCATGCCTTCAACGGTTGCAGTGCCTTGGAAAGAATTATCATTCCGGAATCAGTACAACAGATTAATGGGGATGCCTTCAGTAATTGCAGTTCATTGTCAACCATCATCTTTAAATCGGTAACACCTCCACCATCATTTGGAGTTTCAGGTCCAGTATTCTATAATATCTCATCCACCGGCACGCTGATGGTGCCATCTGGCGGTACGAGCAACTATCAGTCAATCGCCCAGAGTCTGGGTGCGGGCTGGACAGTGGAAGAGTTCATCACCTTTGCTGACCAGACTGTAGGGCAGAAGTGCGCCACTTTATACGGTAACGGCGATGTCTGTACAGAGGCAGACCTCGGTGCTGTTACATCGCTCAATGCGAATGACTGGAGGTCAACAAACCAGCAATATCCGACCCCATACACCTCATTTGATGAGTTGAGATACTTCACTGCGATTACCTCGATACCGCAAGAATGCTTCGGTTACAGCACGTCGTTGACATCGGTTACCATACCTTCAGCGGTGACTGAGATTGGGAAATGGGCACTTTACGAGAGTCCTCTGTCGAGCATCACCTTTATGTCGACAACTCCTCCAACCCTTGGTGAAGAGGTCTTCCACGACCAAGCCGCAAGTGGCAACATTACAGTTCCAGTCGGAAGTGAGAGCAATTACTTCTCACTTGCCCAGAGTCTCGGAAGTGGTTGGACAGTAAACGGACAAACACCATCATAATATGAACGAGTACAGCAACACTACATTAGATAATCTCGACCCCGAGGTGATGCGTCTATGGACGGCGTATCCCTCGGTGGTAAGGGAATAATATATTACTATATTGAAATATGCCAAGAAAGAAAAAAGATAAACCCTCAACCAAGGTATATACACTTGCGATGGAGAAGCAGATTGACGGCTCTCCCGTTGTCAGAAACTCGCAAAGAGGTTGGATAACCTGGGGACAGAAGAATGATTACCCATACCGTCTTCTCGACCTCTACAACCAGTCCCCCACGCACCACTCGGCAATACAATTTGCCGTGCAGTCAATTGTAGGGGGAGGGGTAGACCTTGAAGCGATGAAACTCGACTCTGGGGACGTGGTGCCCAACTACCGCTACGGCTGGGACCAATTGTTGCGCTCACTGTCGCTTGATTATATGCTTTACGGAATGTACTGCCTGCAAATCATAAAGAACAAGGACGGCAAGACGTACTCATTCTACCACGTGCCATTCGAGCAAGTGAGATTCTCCCCATATGACGAGGACGGAGTATTCACCTCAGTATGGATATCAGCAGACTGGACCGCAACAGCCAAGAATCCCCCAGTGGAGTTGCCAGTAGTGGGAATGGATGACGACGACAACCTCGCCCAAGGCAAGGCGTATGCCTACGTGTATACATCTTATTCTCCAGCGACGGCGTATTACTCGGCTCCCCAATATGTATCCGCTCTCAAGGCGATACAGAATGAAGTGGAAATCGTGAACTTCGACCTCCGACAGTCATTGAACAACTTCACGCCCGCTGGTATGCTTACATTGCCACCAGTCGCAACGGACGAGGAGAAGAACGCAATCATCGCAAACATCCAGAAGATGTTCATCGGCACCGACAACGCCAACTCGCTGATGATAACCTTCAGAGAGGACAGCGATGACAGTCCAGTTCAGTTCACTCCTTTTGAAGGCAAGCAGACTGACGTGGACCTCTACAGTGCATCGAACCAGAGGACGATAGACCGCATTCTCGCAGCCCATCAGATTCCCTCACGTTCGCTTATCGGCATCCCGGATGAAGGGGGAACAGGGTTCAACAGTGAAGCAGCACTTCTGGAGACAGCGTACAACCTCTACAATACATTGACCGGCAACTACAACCGTAACGCCGTGATAAAGTCGCTGAATCTCATGTTCAAGATGAACGGCATCGACACTGAGGTCATCATCAAACCTCTTACCTTTCTTGAGGCCAGTATGCCCAAAGAGGAGACAACCAAAACAGAAGACATTGTTGAAGACAACACTGAGGAGAACATCGAGGAACAGAAAACAGCAATAAACAAGTAAACGAAAAAGACAAATGGACAACAACGTAATCATAAACGAGAAGTACTTAAAGAAATACTCCCCGATTTCTATGAACTTCAACCTCGACGAGGTGAGCAACTTCGTCAGCATAACGGAGACCATATGGGTGAGACCAGTTCTGGGAACGGCACTGTACGATGAGATTCTGGAGCAGGTGAAGAACAACAACCTATCGCCAGAGAACTCGACACTGCTCGTCGAAGCAGTCTGGCCGTACGAGGGCTTCGCAGTGGCGTACGAGGCGTTACCTTTCATCTGGAGTCATTTTTCCGAGGTAGGTGTAACATTGGGGAAGTCTGACAACAGCGATTCTGCAACACTGAAGGACATCACTTACGTGCAGTCGCATTTACGGAAACAGGTTGAGGCGAGAAAAGACTTTCTGGTGAAGTACTTGTTTGAGCACCAAAGCAGTTTTCCACTCTGGGTGTACGACGAATGCGCTTGCGGTTGCAGTCTGCCTTCTGGAAGTTGTTGTAACGCCGACGGCAAACTGAACAACCCGAACAAGATGCAGTTCATCTATACGCCACGCAAACTGGACCATCGCATACGCTGACCATCCGTGCATTTCGACAACATACTGTCCCCTCTTCAGAGCGTCTCTGAGGAGGTTTTTTTCGTCGCTGGAGTGATTGTCCATTGAAGGGGAGAAACGCTCGCAGAACGCGAATCTGATGGACCTGGAGTGTTGCATAAAAGAAACTGGAGTGGCACTTCGCCAAAGGGCGTATGAAGGCCGACTCCAGTTGTTTCTTGTTCAATTCATAAGACGAAAAGTTGAGAGTTGAAAACAAGAAATATATTAAACATTTTATGAAAGGAATTCAGT